ATAAGATGATGGTAGCAGATATTTGTTTATCTTTATCCAGAAAAAAAGAGGATAAAGTATTGGGCACTGGTCGTATTCACGTAATGAAAAATCGTTACGGAATGGATGGCATGACTTATGACGTCAAGATGGATACGAATAATGGCCATATCGAAATTGAAGGCAAGTTTGATGAATCTTTAGTTGATAATCAACCAACAAAAGCATTCAACGAACTGGCTAATAAATTTTTTAGTTTAGAACAGACGAATTCCTAGTAGAGGGCCTATTTATGATAAGTCCCTGCTTGGCAATTTTACTAGTCAAGTCAGGGATTCGTCGTCTTAAGAAACCTAATTTATATATTGATATATTAATTTTATTATGAGCTTATTAAAAGAAAGAGTAGTTTACAAACCTTTTGAATACCCTCAAGCATTCGATTACTGGATGAAGCAGCAACAAGCACATTGGCTACATACTGAAGTACCAATGGCTAATGATGTTACTGATTGGAACAGTAATTTAACTGACACAGAAAAGAATGTTATCGGAGCTATCTTAAAAGGATTTGCACAAACAGAAACAGTCGTAAACGACTATTGGACTGGTCTAGTAACCAGCTGGTTTAGAAAGCCAGAAGTAATTGCAATGGCAACAACATTTGGAGCATTTGAAACAATACATGCTGAAGCATATTCACTATTGAACGAACAGTTAGGATTAGATAATTTTGCTGAGTTTTTAGAAGATGAATCAACTGCTGCTAAAATTGAAGCATTAATGGAAGTTAGAGATTCCCACGATGGGACTCCTAATTGGAATGATAGAGCAAAGTCTTTAGCAATTTTTTCTGCGTTTACGGAAGGTGTTAATTTATTTTCATCCTTTGCTGTTTTACTTTCTTTTAAAATGCGTAATAAGCTTAAAGGTGTAGGTCAGATAGTAGAATGGTCAGTAAGAGATGAATCATTACATTCAGATGCAGGTTGTTGGTTATTTAGAACTCTTATGAAAGAAAATCCTAAAATGAAAACTAAAAAGCTTCAAAAAGAAATTGCTGAAGCAGCTAATCTAGCTCTTAAATTAGAATTTGATTTTATTGATAAAGTTTTTGAATTAGGTGATTTAGAAAATTTAGGTAAAGATGAATTAAAGAATTTTATCAAACATAGAGTGAATACTAAAATGGGAGATCTTGGTTTAGAGCCTATTATTCCTTCTGAAGAAATTGATAAAGGAGCTTTAAAAACTATGAAATGGTTTGATGCGGTAATTGCTGGGAAGCAACATACTGACTTCTTTGCAAATAGAGTAACGAATTATTCAAAAGGCCACGTTGATTGGTCACAAGCATTTTAATTGATTATGAGCATTATTACTGATACCTCTGAATGGGAAGCCGGTAAAGATTATCCAGAGTGGATGACCGAGATTTCCTTAGCAACTATATCTAAAGGTTATTTACTACCTGGAGAAAACGTAAAACAAGCATATAAAAGAGTAGCTAACACAGTAGCGAAAAGATTAGATAAACCAGAAATGGCTAATAAATTTTTTCGTTATATGTGGAAGGGTTGGTTGAATTTAGCTTCACCGGTACTTTCAAATACAGGTACCGATAGAGGATTGCCTATTAGTTGTTTTGGAATTGATACACCAGATTCTATCAGAGGTATTGGTTTAACTAATGCAGAACTTATGAGATTAACTTCACTTGGTGGAGGAGTAGGTATTAGTTTATCAAGAGTGAGAGGTAGAGGAGCAAAAATAGGTAACGGTTCTACCGGTCAATCAGAAGGCGTAGTGCCATGGGCTAAAATATATGACTCTACAATTATTGCTACTAATCAAGGAGCAGTAAGAAGAGGAGCAGCTTCTGTTAACTTAGATATAAACCATCCAGATATAAAAGAGTACCTTCAAATAAGAAGACCTAAAGGAGATCCAAATAGACAATGTTTAAATTTACATCAATGTGTAGTTGTAGATGATTCTTTTATGGAACGATTAGAAAGAAGAGAATCTGAAGCTATGGAATTATGGATACAGATACTTAAGTCTAGAATGGAAACAGGAGAACCTTATATAATGTATAAGGATAATGTCAATAATGCTAATCCTCCTGCTTATGTTAAGAATAACTTAGAAGTAACTATGACAAATATATGTTCAGAAATTACTTTATATACAGATGAAGAGCATAGTTTTGTATGCTGTTTATCTTCTGTTAATTTAGCAAAGTATGACGAATGGAAAAACACAGACTTAATTGAAACTGGAATTTATTTCTTAGATGGAGTATTAGAAGAATTTTTAGCAAAAACTTCTGGTAGAGAATCTTTAGTTAGAGCTCATAGAAGTGCTAAAAAAGGAAGAGCATTAGGATTAGGAGTATTAGGATGGCATACTTTCCTTCAACAAAAAGAAATACCCTTTACCTCAGTAGCAGCTACATCTTGGACTAATACTATTTTTAGTCAATTAAAAGCTCAAGCAGAAAATGCATCAAGAAAATTAGCTGAAGAATATGGAGAACCAGTATGGTGTAAAGGAACAGGTATGAGAAATACTCACTTACTTGCTATAGCACCTACAGTTTCTAACAGTACAATTGCAGGAAGCGTATCAGCAGGTATAGAGCCTATACCAGCAAATGTATATACTTTTAATTCAGCAAAAGGTACTTTTATTAGAAGAAATAAAGCATTAGAGAACTATTTATTAAAAAGAGGACATAATACCGATGAGGTATGGGATCAAATTCTTAAAGATAGAGGTTCTATAATGAATCTGCCTGATGAGATTATACCAGCAGAAGATAAAGAAGTTTTTTATACCTTTGCAGAAATCAATCAATTAGGTTTAGTAGAACAAGCAGGGATTAGACAACAGTATGTTGATCAAGCTCAATCTTTAAATTTAGCATTTGATCCAACAGATAGTCCAAGATTTATTAATTTAGTACATCAATCGGCTTGGAAGTTAGGAATTAAAACACTTTATTATTTAAGAACAGATTCTGTTATAAATGGAGATATAGGTTCACGAACTTCTGAAGATTGTTTAAGTTGTGATGGTTAAAAATGAAATTATATAGCATACCAAATTTCCTCAGTGATGAGGAATGTGATAAAATAATCGCTCATATAGATGAGCACAACGCTCCTTCTCAGGTATCTAATGATTCGTTAGTAGGTGGAGGAGTTGATACTACTCATAGAACTTCGTTTACAAGTCAGCTATCAGATAATATAGTGCCTAAATTAAAACAGAGAATAGCTGTTGAATTAGGTATAGAAAACATTAAACACGGTGAAGGTCTCCAAGGACAGAGATATCAGCCAGGGCAGTATTTTAAGCCTCATTGTGATTTCTTTTCTGGTAAATCCTACGATAGTAATTGTTTAGCTTCTGGTAATAGAACTCATACCTTAATGGTATTTCTAAATGATGATTTTAAAGGGGGAGCGACAAATTTTCCCACTTTAAAAATGAAGTTTCCACCTAAAAAAGGAACAGCTATTGTATGGGAAAATATGACATCCGAAGGGCAAGTAATACACGAAGCTTTACACGAAGGTCAGGAAGTTATAGAAGGAACAAAATATATTGTAACTTCTTGGTGGAGACAAAATTTTCACGATCCAGCAGAAGATAAAAGATTATGGGAAGTAAATAAGAAAAATAGGTTTACAACAAAAGAAGATTTACCTTATTTTACTAAAGAAGGTTTTAAAGTAGTAAAATGCCCAGACAGAGCCTGGAATATTATCAAAGAAAGTTACCAACTACTTAAAAGCGGTAATGTAAAGCAAGAAGAACAATTTGAAGGTAAAGAGGGTGTTATATTAGGAGAAGGAAATACTAGCGATTTTTTTAGTTTAGAACATATACCTACAATTAGAGATGTTATACACGACGAGTTAAAACCTTTACATGAATCTTGGAGTGGTCAGAAATTAGAAAAAACTTTTATTTATGGAATTCGTTCTTATAATAAAGGTGCTACTCTTATTCAACACACAGATAGAATAGCAACCCACCATATATCAGCAATTGTAGTAGTCGATAAAGATTTAGATTGCGGCTGTAATCAAACAAAAGGAGTAGAAAATGATTGGGCATTAGAGGTACAGGATCCTGAAGGAAACTGGCATAAAGTATATGCAGAAATCGGCGATATAATACTCTATGAATCAGCAAAATGTTCTCACGGTAGAAATGAACCTTTAAAAGGTAACTGGTTTAGAAACTTTTATGTTCATTATAAGTTAGCAGATTGGACATATGAAGGAAACGAACACTAAATATATAATTTTTGAACCTTGGTGGGCTGGTTTTTCAAATGTACGGATGAGCTATGAACTAGTCTGTGCTATATCTGAGATAACTAATAGAACTCTTATACTTACTGAAACTATATACTGTGATCATATATCTGAATGGCCAGATAAAAAAACTTGGATAAATATATTTGATTTATTAGATTATGAAAAATTTTCTTCTAATTTTAAATGTATCAATTTTGAAGATACTGAATTAGTTA